GTCGGTGACCGGGGCTTGCGTGACGGCGTCGGTGCCGTCGGCCAGCGGGACGGCGCTGCCGTCCTCGGTGGTGAAGAAGCCCATCTTGGACGCGCCGACGCGGCTGGCGATGATGGCGGCCTCCTCGTAGCCGCCGAGGTTCTGCAGGCGCAGCATGGCCGCGTGCATCCAGGGCACGCCGCGCACCTGCTCGGGCCGGTCGACGACGAAGCCGTGGATGACGTCCTCGGCCGGCACGCGGATGGTGCGGCTGTTGGAGTCGTCCAGGCGGATGGCCTGGTAGGTGTCGCCGGGGTGGCGCGATTTGAGGTGCAGCGCGACGCAGCGGCCCCACTGGTCGAGCTCGACGCCCATGCGGATGGCGTTGACGCCCTCGCCGGCGGTGCGGTTGGCCGTGGTCTCGATGCGGTCGACGTCCAGCACCTGCAGCGCCAGGCCAAACCGGTTTCGGGCCTCGGTGCCGCGCACGATGCGCACCAAAAATTCGCCATCACGGGCGGCGGCCTTGATGAGCACGCGGCACAGGTCGCGCAGGCCCATGCGGCCGGTGACGTCGCACACGCCGCGGGCTGACCAGCGTGCCCAGGCGGCCTCGAGCGCGGCATTGGCGATGGTGTCGGTGGTACGGCCGTTGTCCTGGATGACGCGCGCCTGGTAGGCCATGCCGTGCGCGCCGATGACGTTGGCGTCGACCAGCTGCAGGAACTTGCGCGCGTAGTCGTTGTCCTGGGCGAGCTGCCGGGCGCGGGCGCGAAGGGCGTCGATGCTGCCGTGGATGGCGTTGTTGGCGCTGCTGTTGACGGTCGTCCAGCCCTCGGTGAGGCGGTCGACGCGGGCGGCGGCGTAGGTGCTGCGCACCATGATCGGGCGGCGCGGCGGGCTGTTGCCGCCGTTGACCCAGCGCGCCAGGCGCTGCAGCAGGGGCGGACGCGGTGGGGGCGGCATGGCCATCAGCGGAACCTGACGAGGAGCTTGTTGCGGGGGGCCAGGCCGTTGGCGATGCGCTCGGCGTTGTCCTCGCGCGCGACCTCGGCATGCAGCTTGCTGCGGAAGGCCATGAACTCGGCCGGGCTGCGGAAGATCTGCCGGCGGCCGGCGATGGTGATCTCCTCGAGGTAGGCCTTGGCGCCGTAGCTGGCCAGCGCGGTGTCGCAGGCCTCAAGCGCCTTGCGCGCGGCGCTGCGCTGGTCGCTGCTGCTGAGCGCGGCCAGGTTGGGCCTGACGGTGAGGGTGCCGGTGTCGACCTGGTAGCGCTCGGCGCCCTTGGTGACGGTGGCCACCCAGGTGTAGACGCCTGCGGCGTAGCCGGCGGTGGTGGCGGCGGCGACGCTGACGGCGAACTGGTCGCCGTCGGCCGCGGCGCTGATGCTCAGGCTGCCGGCGGCGTTGAGCAGCTTGTAGGCGAGCGCCCAACCGGCGGACGCCGGAAAGTCCTCGACCAGGTCTTCACGCCGCCAGGCGAGCGTATCGCCGGCGACGATGACCGACGGCTCGGTGGTGGGGATTGCGGGCATGCTGGCGAAGATGCCAGCGTGGCGGGGGAAAAGTCAGGGGGAAAGCCGGACTGCGCAGCGAGCTGCCGATGTACAGTCAGCCGCGCTTGCGCAGCAGCTCGAAGCCGCGGCTGCGGCTGACGCCGGCCTGGACGAAGGATTCGCGCAGCGGGCGGCCGGCGCGCAGCGCGCTGCCCAGGGCCTCGAGCTGTTGGGCCTGGTGCTCGGCCAAGCGCTTGCGGATGTAGCCGGCTTCGGTGCCGCCCCAGTGCTGACGCAGAGTGCGCTCGATGCGCTGCAGCTCGGGGCGCTGCAGTTGCGGGGCCTGGTCGGCAAGGGTCTTCAGTACGCTGTCGAGAAAGTCGGCCATCGGCGGCTCCTCATCACCATCGTTTGGCGAAGTTGGGCTTGTGGCGCGGCAGCGCGACCGAGGGGCGCGCGGCCGGTGGGGACGCCGGGGCTGCAGGGGGGATTTTGTCGGATCTGGGCGCGGCATTGGTGACAGCCGTGTCGTCTGCGGACGCGCGGCCCTGCGGCGGGCTGTCGTCGGCGACGGATTCGGCGGCGGTCTTGCCTGAGGCCTGGGCGGCCAGACGCTGCTCGATCTGGTCCCACTGCGCGCGGGTGTAGCGGTGCAGGCGCAGCTCGGGGTGGTGCGCGGCGGCGGCGGCGTAGACCCAGGTGTCCAGCGGCTCATTGCGGGCGCCGCGGCGCTTGTCGAAGCGGTTGCGGGCGGGGTTGAACGTTTCGCTGACCAAACCGGTGAAGTAGGTGGTGTCGAGCTCGTCACTGAAGTGCGTGGCGCGATCGGCGGGCTCGCGGTCGGCGTCGACGCTGAGGCGGCTGAACAGCCAGTGCTTGAGGGCGACGGTGCCGACGTGGTAGACCAGCACGCCGCGCTTATCGGTGGCGCCGCGCCAGGTGACGTCCTGCGCCTTGGGCTTGCTCAGCGGCGGGGCGTTGTTCTGCACGGCGCCGAAGATGGCCATCGGGCGGTTGACGCGGCGCTCACGGGCGTAGCCCTTGACGGCCTCGGTGCGGTGGCCGCCGGCGTCAATGGCCACGGCCTGCACGCGCAGCGTGGCGCCGCTGGCGTGCTGGATGGGCTGCTGCAGCAGCGCGGTAAGCGCGGTCCACACGGTGGGGTCGGCCGGGTCGCCGGGCAGCTCGACATAGTCCAGCACCCAGAAGGCCATGCCGCGGCCCCAGCCCACGCGCTGCACCGCCAGGCGGTTGTCCTGCGTGTCGACGCCGGCGGTGACGACCAGCACGCCCTCGGGCGCGGTGCCCAGCGCGTAGGGCTCGGCGCGGTCGGCGATGGCGTTGTGCTTGACCGCCCGCATGGTCGGGTCTTCCCAGGGCTCGGCCAGGCGGTCGTTGACGAAGGTCTTGAGCTTGGACGGGTCGGCCTGGGCATCGAGCCACATCTCGACCAGGTCAGCCCAGCGCGGGCCGAGGCCGGGCTGGTAGTACAGGGCATTGACGTGGTAGCCGCGGATGCGGGCCTCGGGGTTGCCGGCGATCCAGCGGCCGGTGGCGATCATCTGCGGCTTGTGGTGCTCCTCGATGGCGGCGCCACAGTCGGCGCAGACGTAGTGCACGCCCTTGCCGCCGGGCGCCCAATGCAGGCCGGCCCACTGCAGGTGCTGCTCGTGGCCGCAGTGCGGGCACGGCACGTGGTAGCGGCGCTGGTCGGACTTGTTCCACAGCTGCTCGATGCGGCTGATGCCCTTGAGCGTGGGCGTGCTGATGTACAGGCGTTTGTAGGTGGCGGGGAAGGCCGAGGTGCGGCCGTCGAGCATGGACACCGGGTCGTCGCCGCTGGTCAGCGCGTTGGCGAACTCGTCGATCTCGTCGACGATGAGGGTGCGCACGCTCTTGGACTTCAGGCGCGCCGGGCTGCCCGCGTGCTCGACGAACAGCTGGCCGCCGCTGAAGTCCTTGAACTCGCGGCGGTTGGCGCCGTCGCGGCTGGCGGTGCTGCTGAGCGCGGCGCGCACGCGCGGGGTCTCGTCCAGCATGGGCTGCAGCTTCTGCGCGATCCAGGCGTTCATGCTGGCTTCGCCGGGCAGGGTCACCATCACCGGGCCGGGGTGGTGGTCCATCACGTAGCCCAGCGTGTTGATGGCCACCTCGGTCTTGCCGAACTGGATCGGGAACATCAGCACCACGTCGCGCGCGGTGCTTCGCGCGGACATCATGTCCATGGGCTCGCGCAGCGGCGGGTTTCGGCTGGTGGCCCACTGGCCGGGCTGGCTGCTGCCCTTGCTGCTCAGGCGGCGGTGCAGGTCGGCCCATTGGCTTACGGTCAACGGCTTGCGCGGGGCCAGGGCGCGCGACAGCGCATCCCACAGCACGGCGGGCAAGGCGTAGCCGTCGGCGGCCAGCGGGGCGGTGGTGACGACGTCGCGGGCGCCCATGGTCAGGCGGCCTTGCGGCCGATGGCGGCAGCCTGGTGCGACAGCTCGGCCAGCGCCGTCTCGATCTCGCCGGCCAGCAGGGCGCGGGCGTGGCCTTCGTCGCGCGCGGCCATCAGTTGCGCGGCGACCTGGTCGGGCAGCATCTCCAGGCGGCTGCGCAGCGTGGTCACCGCCGAGGTCAGCGCGGCGCGCACGGTGTCCAGCGGCAGCAGCGTGCCGCGGCGCTCGGCCAGCTCGATCTCGAGCATCTCTGCCCGGGCGCGCTCGCCGCGCTCGCGCCAGTCGGTGTAGGCCGGGGTCTGCGCCTCGGGCATGGCGCGCTCGGGGGCGCCGGTGGTCTGCTGCAGCAGGCGCAGGGTTTCGCGCACGCGGATGCGGCCGTCCTCGGCCAGCACCAGGCGGCCCTGGTTGCCGAGCTTGGTGATGTAGCTCTTGGCGCAGTCGAGAAAGTCGGCCATCTGGCTGCGCGTGAGCAGTTCGGGGACGTCGGCGCCAGGAACGGTGTCTGGGATGTGCACGTCACTCCCCCAGCGCGGCGCGGATGCGGTAGACCATGCGGCGCTCGAGCGTGGCCTCGACCTGGCCGCGCCGGGCGATCTGGCGCATGTCCAGTCGGCGCTGGTACAGGCCGCGGCGCACGAACATCAGCACCGGGCGAAGGTTGCTGCCGTGGATGCCCGACTTGGCCCAGATGCCGGGCGCCAGGTGGCGCGTGGGGGCGCCGCGCAGCCGGCCGTAGGCGACGAAAAAGACGACGCCGCCGATGGTCTTGTAGCCGCCCGGGGTGACGTTGCGCCGGGCGAGCTGCGCCTTGCGCTTGGCCGTCATGTTGGCGCGATAGCCCTGCTCGCCCATGGCCTGGAAGTAGGTCAGCAGGCGCACGATGAAGCCGCCCTTGAGGTTGCCGCGGCCGTCGTCGCTGCCCGGGTAGGGCACGCGCGGGATGGCGGTCTGGAAGCCGGCGGGCAGGATGCCGGCGCGGCGCAGCGCGACCTCGCTGCGCTTGTCGGCGCGGATGCCGCCCTCGACCTGGGCCTGCAGCACGCGCTGGGGGTCCACACCCTTGCCGCCCATGTAGGTAGGCGCCACGGTGGCCTCGAGGTGCTCGGGCGTGGCCGGGTCGACGCGCACGGACTGCAGGATGTAGGGCGTGGGCCGGTCGAAGACCTCGCGCATCTCGTCCTGCATGGTGCGGCGCAGGCTGAAGGCGGTGTCGGTCAGCGCCTTGGCGGCGGCGCCGCGCAGGCCGTCGGCCGACAGGCGCTGCAGCTTGTCGCGCAGGCGGTCGATGCCGGTGGCGTCGACCGTGAAGGTGAGCACGGGGGTGGCCATGGTCAGGCGCTCCAAGAGGGGGAAAACCGGGCTGTGCAGGGGTGTGCAGGGTCTGTGCAGGGGTTGAGGCCCCACCCTGCACGCCAAAAACCGTTTCCACTCAACGACTTATCACTTCTGTGCAGGGTGTGCAGGGTATAACTACACGCGCGGAAACTCGCTCTGATGCGCAGCCCGTGCTGCGCGGCGGGCGCGGCGCGGGGCGCGATGTGGTGCGCGCGCGCCCACGTAGAGACCCTGCACACCCTGCACAGACGCGGCAAGGCCTTGTCAGCATTGACGTTTTGGCGTGCAGGGTACCCTGCACAAGACCCTGCACGGCCTGCACAAGCCAAGCAAAAAGCCCCTCGAGGGGGCTTGGCAGCGCGGGCGAGGTGGCGGCGGGCCGGGCTCATGCGTCGTCGGCCTGGTGGCCGTAGGTGTCGCGCTTCCACACGCGCACCGCGTCGGCGAAGTTGCGGATGGCCTCGGACAGCTCGGGCATGGACATGCCGGCGGGCTCGGTGCCCTCAGGGAAGATGACCGTGCTCTGTGTCGTGCTGGTGCCCACGGTGCCGGCGTAGTGGCGCTTGCGCTCCTTGGTGGCGTTGGCGCGCTTGATTAGCTCGGCGGTGAAGACGTTGATCGCGGGGCCCTTGCTGCCGGTGCGCTGCTGCCAGAAGCGGAAGGCGTCAAACAGGTCTTCGCTGCGGCACGGCGTCACCGGCAGCGGCAGCACGCGCTCGATCCAGTCGCGGCAGAAGCGTTCGCTGCTGCCCATGCTGGCGTCGATGAGGTCGCGCTTGGCCTCGGTCAGCGGTGGCATGGTCCAGGGCTTCATGTCGCCCAGGGGCAGCTGCTTGAGGTAGTGGTGGAGCGCGGCGATGCCGCCGGCGGCGATCTCAATGCGCACCTGCTCGTAGAAGCCCGGGTCCAGCTTGGGCGGCGTCCACACGACCAGGTAGCGGCGGTCGTCGCGCTCGAGCACGGCCGGCATCACCTCGTTGGACAGGAAGACCATGTTCACGTGGTTGCGCTCCTCGTAGGCGCCCACGTTTTTCGGGTTGATGCGAATGGTGTCGCCGGTGACCAACCCCTTGAGCTTGTTCTTGATGTGGAACAGCTCGGCGCGCGCCACCACCTCGTCGGCGATGAGGATTAGCTTGCGGCTGGCCCAGTCGTTGAACTTGTCTTCGACGGCCGCCTGGTCGATGATGCGGCCATATTCGCCGTAGATGTCCATCACGGCCTCGAAGAACATGTTCTTGCCGCTGCCCTGCGGGCCGTGGAAGACCAGGGCGGTTTTCATCTTCACGCCCGGGTACTGGATCGGATAGGCCAGCCAGCGCAGCACCCACTGGTAGACCTCGTCGGCGTTGCGCTCGCGCTTGCACAGGTGATGCAGCAGCTCGAGCAGGCACTCGCAGTCGCCAGGCGCCGGCAGGCGCGGCCAGCCGCCCCACATGTTGCACTTCAGGCGCGTGTCCTCGCCCGACGGGTCGAAGCCGACCTCGGCCTGGCGCACGATGCGCTTGGCCGGGCTTTCCATCCAGGCGCGGTGCGTCATTCGGCTGGTGCACAGGTTGCGCATGCTGGACAGCGGCACGAGCTTGTTCTCGGCCGCGTCGAAGACGGTGTCGGGCAGCTCGTAGACCAGGCTGAAGCGCTGGAGCAGCTCGTCGACGGTCTGCACCGATCGCATGTCGTCGCTGTCGGCTTCGCCGTCCCCTCCCCCCTGGGCGGTGGTCGGGGTGGACGCGGCGACGCTGGGCTGCAGCCACCCGAGTTGCCGGATGCGGGTCTCCACCTGGGCGCGCACCACGTGCAGGCCCTCGAGGGCGTGCAGGTCGTTGAAGTCGGTGGCGCCGGTGGCGCCGCAGGCGCGCTGCAGCTCGCGCACGCGCGCCTTGGCCTCGGCCTGCTCGACCGCAGTCAGCGATGGGCCGCCGGGCAGCGCGCCGGCCTCGCCGATGCGCGCGCGCAGGGCCACCTCGCCGGCGTGCGACCAGGTCGGCGCCATCCACGCCCCGCCGACAGCCAGCGCGGCCGAGCTGGCGGCCGTCACGCCCGGGTTGCCGTGCGTGGCGGCGTCGTCGTCGGCGCAGATCAGCAGGCGGATGCCGCGATAGCGGCGCGCTATCGCCTCGGCCACGGGCTGCAGGTTGCCGGCGTCGAAGGCCACGGCCACCGGCCAGCCGGAGGCCTCGAACAGGCTGGCGGCGGTCGCGTAGCCCTCGGCCACCAGCATCACCCCCTGCGGCGACGGGCCCAGGTGGAACCAGTGGCCCTGCTTGGCCATGCCAGCGGGCCAGTAGTCCTTGTCGCGGCCGTGCCGCGGCTTGGCGTGGATGAATTGCAGGCCGTGCACGCGGCCCTGGCCGTCAAGCATCGGCACGACGACCGCGCCCTGCGGGCTGAAGCGAACGCCGTGCGCGCCCACGCCCTTGCGCTGCAGGTACGGGGATTCGCCGTCGCGGGCGCACATCTCCCACACGCGCTGCGCGCGCAGTGCGGCGCGCGCGGCCTGGGCGCGGCGGATGCGCTCGTTTTGGCGGTGGTCTTCGGCAATGCGCGCCTTGAGGGCGGCGCGCTGCTCGGCGTTGAGCTCGGTGCGGGCGAGCTCGATCTTCTGGGCGTTGGCGTTGGCCCCGCGCCAGATCCCGTAGCTGCCGACGATGACGTGGTCGCCGCTGGCCAGGCGCAGCTCGTGCAGGCTGTACCAGCCGCGCTTCTCGCGGTCGTCCTCGACCTGGCAGCGGCGCAGGCGGCCGACCTCGATCGACTCGACCTGGAGGCCGGCGGTGCGCAGCTGCGCGATGACGTTGTCGTAGTTGGTCCAGTTCACGATGCGCCTACGGTACTGACTACACACCCATCGAGGTTCGAATTACC